CCGTCGATTTACACCGGAAGTCGGCTTTACACGATGCCAGTATTAGTGGCATTATTATCGGTTCACAAGTGAAACGCGCGCGGCCTTTCACTGATAGCAGTTTTTATAAGACGCGGTTGTGCGGAAAGGTATTTCCCAATACTTTGGTTTCTCCCAATCTTAAGGTCGGTTTTGTTGATGGTGTTTGGAGAAATGCACACAAGACTGCCTTGGCGAAGATCAGTTATCCCGCAGATAGCTTTTCTCTTGAAATTTTGCAACAAGCAAGCAAGGCACTGGGTGATTATGTTTTGGGTACTATCGACCCAGCTCACATTCTACCTTTGGACGATGATATTGCCTTGAATGGTGTGGACGCAGTTGCCTATCTCAATAGCATGAACATGCAATCGAGTAGCGGTTATCCTCAGTACAAACAGAAGTACTCTCTTTTACCCAAAGATGAGCACGGAAGGTATTATCTTGATGACGTCACGGAGCGTGAGGTCAGAGAGAAAAGTGCCATGCTGGACAGAGGTGAAACCATTACCCCCGCCGTCACATGGGTGATAAAGGATGAACCTGTGAAGCCCGAGAAAAAAGAAAGGAATGCTGAGAGGATCTTTAATGGGATGGGGCTCAGTGATTGTATTCTCATTCGGAAGAAATTCCTTTCCATGGTGCGTGAATTTCAGGTGCACGGCATAGAGTTAGGCATGCCAGTTGGAGCCAACTGTGTTGGGCCTGACTGGGAGCGTATTCATGACCGCATCCTTAATGGTGGTGATGCCACTAAAGCGATGGCAGGTGATTACCGCAACTTTGATAAGAGCCAATCTGTTAAAGTTTTGAGAGAAGTTTTTTCCATTTTTAACCGTGTTATTGCGAGTTCTCCTCATTATAGTGCTGTTGAAAGGACTCACTCAGAGGTCCTTCTTGAGAGTATTACCCAATGCGCTCACTTCATATGTGGCGATATAGTTTTGATTGACGGGACAAACCCCTCAGGAAATCCACTAACAGTCATAATCAACAATTTTGTGAATGTCCTCTATTCTATGTACGCCTATATTGAGATCACAGGTGAGCCAGCCAAAACTTTCTTTTCAAGCGTGGGCTTTTGTGTGTACGGAGATGATTCCGCCAAAGTTTCCAAGGATGAACGCTTCAATCAGATATCTGAGGCCCAATGTCTTGCCAAATACGGAGTTGAAATCACAAATGAGGACAAGGAACCTATTACACGTGATTACGTTGATTTGTATGAAATTTCTTTTCTTCAGCGGAGTTTTCTGAAACACGTTGATGGGAGTATGAGATGTCCTCTGGCTTTCTCTTCGCTTGCAAAGATGATAAACGTTGGCATGAGATCGAAGTTGTTAACCGAAGAGGAACAGCTGATTGAGAAGATGGAATCTTTCACCCGCGAGCTATGGCAGCATGGCAAGGCGACTTATACCCGCATCCGTGACGAGTTTGTCAGAGTTGACGATTCACTATCCTTCCCCACTTTCGAGAAGATCGATCCCATCATGAGGAGGGCGTATGAGCTAGCGGAGGCTCAATCTGGTAATGTGGAGACTATTGAGGAAGAGGGGAAGGATAAGAGTGCCCCTCAGATTCTCGAGCGTTGGGTTCAGATTGGCACAGGGCTTTGGCAGAGTGGCGGTATAAGTGGCGAGATCCCACATCTCGTGACTAATTATCTAAACTTAGCACTCCCTCACAACACTCTTTATGGCTACAGCCATTTATGTGGGACTTTGGAAGTGCGATGCCTCATTGAGATCCCTCCACACGTTAATGCCTCCGGATTAATGTGCTTTCACCCAGGCAGGAGTCACGATGTTTGTTCCCGCGATGATGTAATCGTCCAGAGCCAAATGGAACATGTTTATATTGAGGATGGTGCCTCTTTGAAAATCAATTTGTCAACTTTTGCCCTGAGCAACGATGATAAAGTTGATGGTGATCTTGTCTTTGGTGTTGTAACTGTACCTTCTTCTGATGAAGTTGTCACAGTTGCAGAAATTCCTTTTGTAGTTATGTGTCGTCTTGTCAACTACGAAGCTCTCCTTGTCAGCCCTTTTGACAGGACCAACCTGGCGGATCAGAAAACCAAGCCTGATGATCTTTTATTGCCCTCTAAAAGAGACAGTATTGTTTTGAAGGAAGTACCGTGGACAACAGATAAAGAGCGAGGTGATATTATAATGACGATACCTATCTCTCCTGGCTTTTGTTCTGCTACGGTTTCCAGCACGAGCATGAATGGCCTAGCCTTTGTTTCTTCTATGTATGATTTCTGGTCAGGTGATATTGTCTACACACTGCGCGCAACTGGCAAAATGTTGAGCGGTTCTCTGAGGGTTGTTTATGCGCCCACTGCGCGCGCTGCTCAAACAGCGTTGGATCCTGGTAGATGCTTTTCGCAGAAACTTGTTCTCAGCGATAAGAACACTATGA